TGAAATTTTATTTTTACCTTGTTTCAATAACATAAAACCATATTCGTTAACTATAATTTTTAATACAGCATCCATATCAAATTTTGGATAATCATCAAAAACGAACACCGTACCTGGTTTAGATCTTTCACTAAAAAATATAGCTTCTTTAATAACATCTATTGTTTTATGAGGGCCATCAAAATGAACTAAATCATAGTTAGTTTTTAATTCTTTTTTATCCCTGTAAATGGGAACTCCGTCCTCAAAACGTTTCATAAATTCATCATCACCTAATTGATACAAAGTAAAATTTGGGTAATCTAAATCTTTAATTAATTGTTGTTTCATGGTGTTGGTGTAGTCAGCTGTGTAAGAACCAGAATTATCATAATGTTGATAATCTAAATTACCATAAGGATCTATACCTATATGCCAGTGTTTTTTAAATAAAAATGAATCTAAAATTATTTTAGAACCAGCCCCCATTCTTACTCCAATCTCTGCAGTAAAAAAATCATCACCTTCAAGTGACTTACACGCTTCTTCTATTATTTCGTATTCGGTGCTATCACCTTTAATCATATTTTAAATGCTTGTATAGCTGAAAGTTTTTCTTCTGAATCTGTAATAATAGCTAACTGTTTATCTATCTCATCTAAGTGTTGTGGGTGTTCACCAATTCCTACTGAATTAGTCAGATATATTTTTATTGTAGCATCTGCTTCAGATATCCTTGCATTATATCTATCTTCTAATGCATTTATCAAAGCCATTTTAAGATTCATACCGAATCTATATATTATTTATTAGGATTGTAAATATCTTTTATTTTACCTTGAGCTAATAATTTTTTCAAATCACCCTTAGTCATTTTTGAATAATCAGGTTTTTCTTCTTGTTTAATAAGATTCCAAGGTTTAAATAATTTCTTTATCCAGTTCCACATTATTTTTTACCCCCACCATTTCTAAATATTTGTGTTCCCTTAATGCCATAGATGCTGGCTACGACTAAAATCCATAAATTTGTGAACCAGCCCGGAAGTTGCGAGAACATCTCAAAGAACAATTTTACCTTGTCCATAGCAGTCGGATCGTCTGATACCACTGCCCAGGCCAAAATCATGACGGGCGTTGAGAGAATTATCAAAACTGCCTCGTCCTTCCAGTCCGATTGTCGGGCTTCTAACAATTTTCCCTGGTAAGCTTCCTCACCTCGTGCTTGTCTTTCTGCATGTAATAATTGTGCGTCTGACATAGCCATTTTTGCTTTTTGTTTGTTTGCATAAATTTTTGATCCTGCTGACATTGCAAGTTTAATAGCTGATAACCACATTATTTGTGTCCTCCTCTTTTCATTTTTACTGGAGGCACTTGTGGGTTAGGCCCTCTTTTTGGAGGTGGTCCATAACTTACTCCACCTGACAAACCTCCAACTCTGTATGCTACAAAGTTAAAAAAATTATCTCTTGGTTTAATTAAATTTGTATCAACTGGCTTAGTTGTTGCAATTGCAGAAGTGGGTATTGTAGGCTTGATAGATGGGTTACTTTGATTACCGTCCCTTACTGGTTTTGGACCAGTTTTACCTGTCGTTAACATTTCTCCACCCAACACGTCTACTTTTTTTTGATCTTTTAAATTTTTTTTATTATACAAACTTTTTTTTGCAAAATTTAAAGTAGTTGCACCTATCTGATAACTAATCGGTGTTAGTAATCCAAGTGGTCTTGTATTAACATAATTAGGTCCTGATTTGACTGTAACTTGTTTACCTTTGTTTTTTACAAATTTTGATCCTGTCCCTACTGCAGTTCTATCTACAGGAGAAGTGCTGCCATATCCTCGATCGGCTCTTTCTTGTGCTCTTTCTGGAGCACCCATATCAGCTCCACCACCTTTAAATTTTCTAATTTTTCTTCTCACTATTTTTTAGCTCTCTTTCTTGCTATATCTACTTTTGCATCGGCAATTCTAATTCTTTCTGCAGCTTGTTCTTCATTATTTTCTAATTTCATTTTCTCAATATCTAATCTTTCATCAATTTCGTTTTCTCTAATCTCATTTGAGTTCATATCTTGATCTGCTTTTCTTTGAAGATCTAAAGCTTTTAAATCTAGTTCTCTTTGTTTTAACATAACAAGAGGATCTTGTTTTTGACCCATAGCTTCTGATTGTGCAAGTTCAGTTGTAAGTTCTGCAACCCTTTGAGCTACCATTGCAGATATTCTTATCTCTGCAGCTTCAGGATCTGACTGTAACATTTGTTGCATCATTGGATCTTCTTGAATCATAGCTCCAACTTCGCCTTGAGCTAACATAGAAACGTGTTCTGATATGTGTGCTTGTAGTGCAGCATAAACTTGTGGATTAATCTGTACCATTCTTGTAGACATAAAAGCTCTATGAGCTGCTATATGCGCTTTATGGTCTTGAGTTGGGAAAGCTCTTAATGGTTTTTGCATAATCGCTTCCATATTTTCTGTTGCTGGGTCTTTTGGTACTGGCTTTTCTTGAGGTATAAGCAATTGATCGATATCTTGTGTACCCAATGCTTCATATACTCTACGATATGCCTCTCTAAGATTGTGCATCATAGGATTTGACATAGCAATTTTTAAATTTTCGTTAGCTAACGTTACTCTTTGTGCCATACTCATGATATTAGGGTCAGCAACTGGAATAACATCTACTCTGTCATCGAAATCTGTCTGTTTAACTGCTTGATCGGCACCATATACTGAATATGGGTAGATTGGTGGTAGATATGTAGCAAAAACTTTTGATAAAAGTCTAAATTCTCTTCTCATTGAGTAATAACATCTCTTGTGTATAGCACTCATGACTCTCGAACCACGTTCCAGTAACGAAACAGTGGTACCAACAGCTCTATTTTGTAAATCATTACCAGTATCCATGTTAGTAATTGCTGCAAACTTCTGTCCAGCTTGTACAACAAAGCCCATTAGTTGGTATAATGTAGCTGATGGTTCTTTAAATGGTAAAATTTGAAACTGATCTTTGATATTTCCACCTGGTGCATCTACATCTCTAAACTCTCCTGGTTGAAATGGTTGGTCATCATCTCTAATTCTTATACCTCTGGACTTAAATCCAGCTGGTAAGTTAGATAATGTACCTGCATCTAATAATTGTCTTAGTGATTGCGTAGCTGTTCTACTCAATCCACCTATCATATGAGTTAATCCAAAGCCATAAAATCCTAAACCAGGTAAAAATTTGAAATGTACGAAGTATTCTTTTCTTTTTTTAGTCTCATCAGTCATATCATAGTTACGATAGATAGATAAAATTTGTCCAGAGCCTTCATCAATTGTAACAATGTAAGGAACCTTAACTTGTTTTTCAGGATTCTGCATTTCAAACTCTTCTAAATTACAATCTACATGCATCTCTAAAATAGAAAAAGAATATTGTTTATCACCACCCGGTGTTATTCCTTCTAACTCTTGATATTTTTTTTCAATTTCAGATGGACCCTTAGAAGTAGGCTTAAGTTCTACATCTCTATAAAATCCTGCCTCTTGTTTTTTTAAAATTTCATTTTCACCCATTTTTATTACATGAGTAATTCTTTCACATTCCATTAAATCTGTAGCATAATATGGAACAACTAAATCTTCGGCTGGAATAAATTTAGATACAGCTCTTTGCATTACTTCATCATAATAAACTTTTTTAAATGCTGAACCTGCTAATGCTAAATAAAATAATAATTGATCAAACTCTGGAGTATATTCTTCCATCTCTTCAGTTATCATATAATTCATGAAGTCTTGGACTCTTTGTGCTTGATTCATTTTTTCATTATCTTCTACACCAAGGACTCTAGTTTTAACTGGTCCTGATGATGGTAATAATTCTTTATAAGCTTGTGCTTGAAATGATGTAACTGCTTCACTAAGTAATGGATGAGTAACTGAAGCTGACCCCCTAAATGGTCTAGTCATTTCTCTCTGATTGAGTCCCAATAAATCTAAATTATTGGTATATGAAGTTTCCCAATCTTTTCTTGAAACTCTATCTTTTTTATAGTCGTCAAGTAATCGATTAGACATTCTTTGTAATACCTCATCGGACATGTCATCGGCAAGGTTACTAAAGAATGCTTCAGTTTCATTTACTGCTTCTTCAACAGTTGTAGGTTCTTCTCCTTCTAATTCAATATCAACTTCTTCAGAATCAGGAGTTACGATTTCCTCTTCAATTACTTTATCAATTTCAGCCATAATAAAAGCTTAGTATGTTTTTGTCTTCAGTGTACCGTTTAATCTTGTTTTGACTTTAGCTTCACCACCCATATTTAATTGAGTTTTTGGGCCAAGTACAACTTTATTTAAAAAATTTTTTAAACCACTTCCAGAAGTTTCGCCTCTTCTTTTTTTCATAGTTTTTGAATAAACATCTTTATTCTTAAATTTTTCTAAGCCTTTTGTAATTGTTCCATCATCTCCTACAAAAATACTTTTCATATTTCTTTTTGTTGGTAAGTCAGATCTTTTAAGTTTTGTTATACCTTCAGTAACACCTCTTAATGGTCCTTGACCTTTTATACCAGCTCTCATAGCTGAGTTTGAAGTCATTGCTTTTCTAGCTTTAGCAAATTTATCTCCTGCAACTCCAGGCATTTTATTAATAAGACCTAGCTTACTAGCACCCGCTAATCCGACCATAGCAGCCAGCATCTTATTTCTTCTTCTTGATTTTTTTGACATGTCTTCTCCTTTAATAATATATATATTTACGTTCCTTATAAGATTGAACCTCATCCTCGTCAGAATAAGTCTTTATAAAAGAACCTTGTCGATATCTTAACATAGCTTGTGTGGTACTGTCCACATAATCGTCATACTCTCCATGAGGAAATGCTGCACATTCCTCGATTACTTCTTCTGCCCAATGTTCGTCTCGTGGATAATAAACTTGTCCAGCTTCAAATAATGGAGCACATGCATTTACTCTTGAATGTTTATCTTGTCCTCTACCTGGTGTGTAATCCATAACAGGTATACCCATTCTTCTAAATTCTTGTAATAAACTTTGTCCTGAAGCTTTGGCTTCGATGATAACTGTTTCTGGTTGCCAGTATTTATATTGATCGAGTGCAACCATTTTTAATTCTGGAAAATCGTACTTACCCTTAATTGCATCAATTAACATAATAGCATCTGGTTCAGATTCGTGAGGCGAGAATATTCCCCATGTGGTGATAGCAGAATAATCGGCAGTTTCTTTTTTACTAAATGCAGTGTCATAAGATTGTATAACATGTTTTAAAGTCGGAAGATCCTTGGTCCACGGCACCCACCAGTCTCTTTTTAAGATTGCTCCTTCTTCTGATGTTGGATTCTGCATGTATTGTGCAGACCAATTTCTAATTGATATTGACGCTTTAACTTTTTCTAGTTCATCTAGTTCCCAATACTCAGGCCAAACAGGTTGTATGTTTTCATCTTCACCAATTAAAGCTGGAAAAGAAATTTTTTCCCACTTGTCTGCCTTAGGTTCATTTTCTGATTTAATTAATCGACCAGTCAAATCATCTTGAGCCCATCTTGTCATTACGAGAACAATAGAGCCTCCCGGTTGTAAACGTTGCCTTGGCCCTGATAGATACCAATCAAATGTTCTTTCCATCGCACTATC